GTGTTTAGAGATTATTTTGGACAAAAAATCTTTACACCACCAAAAGAAAATTATATGACTCCTAGTATAAATGTAATACATTCAGAGATTAGATTTATGGATGGAGCAAATATTCCTTGGGCTAGAAAGATTAATCAATTAGCATGGAACGAGGAATATAGACATACAGTAGCAATGATAGCAAGTGCTTATGCTGCTAAAGGTCATAAAGTTTTAGTAGTATCAGATAGAGTTGATCTACTAAAGAAATGCGCTGAACTCAGCGGAGATAAAGCATTGGTTATTACAGGAGAAATCCCCCATGCAGAAAGACCTAAAATGATGAAAAGAATTGATACAGATAAGGATATACTTTATGGAACTCAATCTATTTTTTCAGAAGGTATTTCACTTAACTCTTTAAGTTGTTTATTATTAGCAACGCCTGTTAATAATGACCCACTATTAACGCAGTTAATAGGCAGGGTTATTAGAGAAGAGGAAGGTAAAAAAGATCCTGTAGTAATTGATATTAACTTAGTAGGTAAGACGGCACGCAGACAAGCTAAGAATAGGTTAGGGTACTATATGAAACAGGGATATGTTATTAAACACCTTTAAAAATTTAGTTCTTGACAGGGTGTCATTTTTTTGGTATAATATATGATACAATATAATTGGAAAAAGATAAAAGAAGTAACCAATGGAATCTCTACAGAGGTTCTATTAGTAATACACACGCTTACTTACAATCTGACTCCCAAAAATTATCGTGATCCATTATATAAATATTGGAACAAAGATTGGTTTGGATTCTCTTTTCTGGTTAACCCAGAAGCTATATTTGAACACAGACCAGAATACTCCGAAAGAGAGTGGATAGAGTATATAACTTTAGCTAGTTATAGAAATATCAATCTCTTTAACGATAACGGAGAGACAACACTAGACCTCAATCACTCACCAGTAGGCGAGGACATTATAAAAAACAATAGACTACTGAAAGTCGAAAATAACAAAATAAGATTTCGATACGAAGAAGTCACTTTAAGGAGAAAATCATGGCTATAAAATTTGGTCAACTAGAAGGTAAGGCAAAGAAATCGAGTATTAATCAATTTACTTACCGAGATGGAGATAACGTAGTAAGAATGGTAGGAGATATCCTTCCCCGTTACGTTTATTGGATTAAAGGCGAAAACGCTAAAAATATACCTATGGAATGTTTATCATTCAATAGACAAACAGAAACTTTTGACAATGCGGAAAAAGATTGGGTACGAGCATACAACCCTGACATGAAATGTGGGTGGTCTTATGCAATTCAATGTATAGACCCTGCAGACGGACAGGTTAAAGTTTTGAATTTGAAGAAAAAGTTGCTTGAGCAAATCATGCTCGCAGCTGAAGATTTAGGTGATCCTACCGACCCAGAAACAGGTTGGGACATTTATTTCAAAAGGGTTAAAACTGGACCAATGGCATTTAATGTCGAATATCAGTTACAGGTTTTGAAATGCAAAACTAGATCCTTATCAGAAGATGAAATGGCATCTATTGCAGAACTTAAGTCAATGGACGAAGTTCTACCAAGACCAAGTGCAGAAGCACAAAAAGAACTCTTAGATCGAGTTAGATCTCAAGGGAACGAAACACCTGCTGAGGTGTCTAAGGAATTTGAAGCCACAGGAACTAAGAACCCGTGGTAAACAAAATCCTATTCACAGCAGACTGGCACTTGAAACTGGGACAGAAAAATGTCCCAGTTACTTGGGCTAAAAATAGGTTTAATCTGTTCATAGAGCAGATAAAAGAGTTAGAAAACGAAGCAGATTTACATATTATTGGTGGTGATTTATTTGATAGAGTACCATCAATGGAAGAATTAGAGTTATATTTTAAATTTATTAGTAATGTTGGCATTAGAACTATTATATTTGATGGCAACCATGAGGCTACAAGAAAGGGAAAAACATTTTTTACTCAGTTAAAGAGTGCTACAACTAGACTTAATCCTTTAGTAGAGATCGTTGACGAAATTTACAAAGGCGAACAGTTTGGAATCCTCCCCTACCGTGAGCTACATAGGAAGTGGCACATTACACAATTTAATAACAGGCAACCGCTATTTACTCATGTTAGGGGAGCGATACCTCCTCATGTAAACCCAGAAATAGACTTGATGAGATTTTCACCTTTTCCAGTTGTTTTTGCGGGAGATTTACACAGCCATAGTAATACACAACTCAATATTGTATATCCAGGTAGTCCAATGGCTACACAGTTTCATAGAACCAAAATTAAGACAGGTTATTTATTAATTAATACTAATAACTGGTCTTGGGAATGGAACGAGTTTGCACTCCCACAATTATTGAGGAAAACTATAAGTAGTACTGATGAGATGATTCCCACAGACTACGATCATACAATTTATGAAATTGAAGGAAATGTTACTGATCTTGCAGATGTTTCTAACTCTGAACTTTTAGATAAAAAAATTGTTCGAAGAAAAACAGAGGCTACTCTCATTTTAGATAAAGAAATGACAATCGAAGATGAGCTAGTAGAATATCTAAGTTATATTCTCGAACTAAACGATAATCAAGTTAAGGAGATTATAGGAGTATACCATGATCACGCTAGGGACATTGCAATGGGATAATTGTTTTAGTTATGGAGTAGGAAACACCATAGAACTAAACGATAGTACATTAACTCAACTTGTCGGTACAAACGGCATGGGTAAGTCTAGTATTCCTTTAATACTTGAGGAAGTTCTTTTTAATAAAAATTCAAAGGGTATCAAGAAAGCAGATATACAGAATAGGTATTTTAACAAGGGTTACAATATCTCATTAGACTTCGCAGTAGAAAAACGATATTACAGATTAGAAGTTCGTAGAAGTAGAGGTGTGATAAAAGTTAAGTTATTTGATGGTAAAGAGGACGTTTCTAGTCATACAGCAACAAACACTTACAAGACAGTAGAGGGTATTTTAGGGGTAGATTTTAAAACTTTCTCACAGTTAGTATATCAAAACACAAATGCAAGTTTACAGTTTTTGACTGCTACAGATGCAAATAGGAAGAAGTTTCTCATAGATTTATTTTCACTAGATGAGTACTTAAGTTATCATGACATATTTAAAAGCGCTGCAAAAGGGCTGAATTCAGAGGTAATTAAAATTAATGCAACCATAGAATCAATCAAAAATTGGCTCGATAATAATGTTCTCGATGATACTACCATACTTCCTATGAAAAATATACAAATCGAAACAAGTGATGATGAGAAAGTTTTACGTCAACTTTTGATAGATTTTGAAAATAAAAATTTGACAAATAAAAAAATTAATGAGAATCGTCTGAAAAAAGACTTGTTTAGACAAATCAAAATAAGTGAATTTAGTGGAGTTAGAAAACCTGATATAATGAGCACTACCGACTTAGAGCGAAAAATTGGTAAATATGATGCTCAGATTAGACAAGAGTCTAACCTAATCGACTCAATTAGTGGAATTGGTGCAATATGTCCAACTTGCTCGCAGGAGATTGATTTTAATTATATTGAGGAAATTGTCGCAGCTTCGGACAAAAACATACGCAAACTCGCCACAACAAGAGAAAATACAAAGGACGATATTGCTGAAATTCAAATGAAGATTGACAAATATGAGCAAGCAGAGAGCAAGCGCGATGAATGGTCAGAATTAAAACGCAGTATTGATGATGATTTACCAGATGAGCTGATTGACTCGATTGAGCTTCAAGAAAGAATAGAAACTTTGGAAGATCAAATAACTGACGCCAAATCGCAGATACAGAAGATAATTGTAGAAAACGAAAAAATCGCAAATAGAAATACAAGAATACAGGTGATACAAGAACAAACAAAAGAATTTGAAACAAAATTAGGAGCGCATGCGGAGAAGCTGTCAAAAATTTCGGGCGAACTCTCTAATTTGGAAATACTTAAACGCGCATTTAGCACTAGCGGGCTTATAGCTTATAAGATCGAGAACCTAGTAAAGGACTTAGAAGATATGACGAATGATTATCTTGCGGAGCTCAGCGATGGACGGTTTAGTATAAATTTTGTTGTGAATAACGACAAATTAAATGTAGAAATAACAGACAATGGGAAGACGGTCGCAATTACCGCACTTTCCAGCGGTGAGTTGACACGAGTCAATACAGCGACATTAATTGCTATTAGAAAGCTGATGAGCAGTATTTCTAAAAGTCGCATAAATGTATTGTTTTTAGA